ATATTCCTTACGGCGGTCAAGAACCCGAAATCATTACTGAGGCTAAACAGTTCCTCAAGTGGTGCAATGACTCTGACACCATGAACCGCCAGGAAGCCTTGGAAGATTTGAAGTTTGTGTCCGGCGGCGACCAATGGCCTGTTGACCTACAAAACTCCCGTAATCTTGAATCTCGCCCTGTTCTTACCATCAATAAGCTGGATGGCTTTTGCCGCCAAGTCACTAATCAACAGCGCCAACAACGCCCAAGAGCTAAAGTTCACGCTTGCAACTCTGAAGCAGACTTTAAGACCGCCCAAGTCGTAGAGGGCATCATTCGTCACATTGAGACGCAATCCAATGCTGATAATGCTTACGACACCGCTTTTGACCACGCTGTGCGTATGGGATGGGGCTTTTGGCGTTTGATTACCAAATACTGCAAAGATGATAGCTTTGACCAAGAAATCTACATCGATGCAATTCCTAACCCGTTTACGGTTTACTTTGACCCTAACTCTGAGCGCATTGACGGTTCTGACGCTGAAAAAGTGCTGATTACCAGCATGATGAGCAAGGAAAAGTTCAGGGATATGTATCCAGACTTGGATGATGGCTCCAGCTTTACGCAGCGTGGCACAGGCGATACGCAGTCTGAATGGATTACCAAAGAGGATATTCGCATTGCCGAGTATTTCTACGTTGAGCGCAAGCCAGCTACTTTGTATCTATTGAGCGATGGCTCTAGCCGCTTTGATGATGGCGACAAGTTCTTTGAACGGATTGAGGCTATGGGTTTGGAAGTGGTCAGAGAGCGCAAGACCATCAAAAAGCAGATCAAGTGGGTCAAACTGACTGCTTATGACATTATTGAAGAACAGGATATTGCAGGGGAATACATCCCTGTCGTGCCTGTTTATGGTCGCCACGTTGTTATCGGTGACAAGCGCAAGAAGTTCGGCATGGTTCGCCATGCTAAAGACGCACAGCGTATGTATAACTTCTGGCAGACTACGCTAACAGAATCTGTGGCGCTGGCTCCAAAGGCCAAATGGCTGCTTGCTGAAGGCCAAGACGAAGGTCACGAAGGCGAATGGGCAGCGGCTAACATCAAGTCGTTCCCGCTGTTGCGCTACAAGCAGACCGACATTGACGGTAACCCTGCACCTCCTCCTCAGCGTCTGCAACCAGAGCCGCCTCCAACTGGCGTGATGACCGCTTTGGGCGCTATCAATCAAGATATTACGACCCTGATGGGCATCTTTGACCCTTCTCAGCAGCTTCCAGGCAATATGTCCGGCAAAGCTCTGAATGGTCAGCAGCAGCAGGTTGACCTGACTAACTTTGACTTTTACGACAACCTTACAAAGTCAATTGCTCATACCGCCAAGATTATTCTGGGCATGATTCCTTATGTTTACGACACACACCGTGTGATGCGTATTATTGGGGATGATGGCAAGCCCGATTTGGTTGCTATTAACCAGCCCACAAGTGATGAAGCTGGCGTTTATCGTGTTCTCCATGATATGACCGTTGGGCAATATGACGTGGTAATGGATACTGGCCCAGGCTACAACTCAAAACGTCAAGAAGCTGTCGATGCAATGCTGCCGCTGTTGGGTGGCAATGAGCAGTTGTTTAACGTCATTGGCGACTTGGTTTTCCGAAACATGGACTTCCCTGGCGCTGACACCATTGCTGACCGCTTGGCTGCATCTAATCCAATGGCGCAGATTAACGAGAAGTCTGACGTGCCGCCTCAAGTGCAAATGCAGCTTAAAGCCTCGCAAGCGCAGATTCAGCAGCTTACACAGCAGTTGCAACAAGCTCAGATGATGATTAAACAGCGTCAAGATATTGAGCAAGTCAAGCAAGATGCTGAAACCAAGCGTGTGCTGATTAAAGAAACCAACAAAGCTCACGATATTGAGTTGCGTGACCAAGAGAAACACCGTGATGTGTTGCTCAGAACTCATACGCAAGCTAACGATACTGTTATTAAAACGCAAACTCAAATTGAAATTGAGCAAATGCGGGCGCAATTGGCGCTGATGTTGGCACAAATAGATAAACGGGCAGAGCGAGAAGCATTATCTAACTCGACAGACCGAGCAATTTAGTGGTATAACCACAAAACCTTACCAGTTAGGCTAACTGGGTAAATTTCTTAGGGAAACCTATGTCAGAAGAAAAGCAAGCGGGTAATGTTATTACCAGCGAGAACGCAGCAGAGTTTTATAGCTCAAAAATGGGTTTAGCTGACAAAGCGCCAACCGAGGCTGAAGTTGAGAATCCTCCTTCAGAGCCGGAACAGGTAGCAGATCAGAGTGAACCAGAAGCTAAAGACGAAGCGAAACCAACAGAGGAGCGCAAGCAGAATCCTAAACTTGAGAAGCGGTTTTCGGAAATAACTAAGCAGCGTGAGCAAGCCCGTCAAGAAGCGGCGCAAGCAAAGGCTGAAAAGGAAGCTCTGGAAGCTGAATTAAGGGCTTTAAAGCAACAAGCGCAGCCAGCACCACAGCCAGCCGCACCTGTTGACGCAAAGCCTCAGCCGAGCCAGTTTCGTGACGCTTTTGAATATGCAGAAGCATTAGCAGAATGGTCGTCTGAGCAAGCATTGATTAAAAGAGATCGGGAAGAAGCTGACCGCAGGGCAGACCAAGAGCGCCAAAAAGTTATATCGACTTGGGCAAACAAGGTAGCAGCAGCTAAGTCAGAGATTCCAGATTTCGATGACATGGTTGCATCTAGTGATGTGGTCGTTCCTGACCATATTCGTGATGCGATGCTAGAGAGTGATGTTGGCCCTCGAATTCTTTATGCTTTGGCAGAAGATGCAGATTTGGCTAAGAAGCTCACTTCCATGTCGGTCGCTGCTTCCTTGCGAGAGATTGGGAAACTTGAGGCGAAGTTTGAGAAGCAACCTGAGACTAAGCCTAGCAATACTGTTGGAAGATCAAAAGCACCCCCGCCAATCAACCCGATTAAAGCCGGAACCAGCACAGAAGTTCAAGTTACTGCCGATGGGCAATTTCACGGGACTTATGCACAATGGAAGGCAAGTCGCAAGGCTGGCAAGATTCGTTAATTTTTTATCTTTTTAAAGGAATATCAAAATGGCAAATAATTTGCTCACGATTTCCAAGATCACCAACGAAGCGTTGATGGTTTTGGAGAATGAATTGACTTTCACATCGGAAGTCGACCGTAACTATGACGATCAATTCGCTGTTGTCGGCGGCAAGATCGGTAACACCGTGAACGTCCGTAAACCTGGTCGTTTCATCGGTACTACTGGCCCTGCTCTGAACGTTGAAGATTTCAACGAAACCAGCGTGCCTGTCACTCTGTCCACTCAGTTCCACGTTGACACCCAACTCACCACGCAAGATTTGGCTCTGTCTTTGGATATGTTCTCTGACCGTGTGTTGAAACCCGCCGTGGCTGCGATTGCTAATAAGATTGACCGTGACGGTTTGCAAACCGCTGCTCTCAATACTTACAACATCGTTGGTACTGCTGGCACTCCTCCCACAGGTCTGATTACATACCTGACAGGCGCTGCTTACCTTGACAGCGAAGGCGCACCCCGTGATGGCCGCCGCTCGATGATTGTTGAGCCTTTCACCTCTGCAACTATCGTTGATAGCTTGAAGGGTCTGTTTGTGCCTCAAGAAGCCATTGGCGAGCAATATCGCAAGGGTTTGATGGGCCGTGACTCTGGCGGCATGAACTGGAAACTCGACCAAAACGTTGTGTCGCAAACTTTCGGTTCTTGGTCTGCTAACACTATCGCTATCACTTTGGCCTCTACTAGCTCTGCTGGTGTGTTGACTTCTGGTTGGGCTTCTAGCTCCAACGTGACTTTGACCGCTTCTGCTGCTTCTACGCTGAATGCTGGTGACGTGTTCACTATCCCTGGCGTTTACGCTGTTAACCCCCAAAACCGTCAATCGTATGGCAAGCTGCGTAACTTTGTTGTTAACAGCACCACGACTGTCGGCACTGGTGGCACTACCGTGAACATCAGCCCCGCTATCATCGTTTCGGGCCAGTTCCAAAACGTGAGCGTGACTAGCTACAACAGCCCCAATATTACGGCCTTCAACAATACTGGTGTGGCTTCACCCCAGAACATCATGATGCACCGTAATGCTTACACCTTGGCTGTGGCTGACTTGGAATTGCCTGATGGCGTCCATTTCGCTGGTCGTGCTTCCGATAAGGAAGTTGGCTTGTCCATGCGTGTCGTGCGTCAATACACCATCAACAATGACAGCATCCCAACTCGTTTGGACGTGTTGTATGGCTGGGCGCCCCTGTACCCCGAACTCGCTTGCCGTGTCGCAGCTTAATTAAGAAAGGATATTCAAAATGGCTAATCCAGGACCATCAACCACAGTATCGGCACACCCACAGAATGTGTTGACTAACCAAGCCTTGCGTTTGGTTGCAACTCTGACTAACGTGAGTGCTAACGCTACTGCTAACTACGCTGTTCCAGTTATCAATACTGGCGTGTTCTTGCCCCAATCCCTGATTGTTACCAACATGAACGCCAATGGCGCTGCTGTCGGTACTACAACTGGTTTGGCTGTGGGTGTCTCGACCACTTCTGGCGGCTCTAGCTTGTACGGCTCTGTCACTATCGCTAACTTGACAACTGTCAACGGCGTGTCTGTGACTTCACCTTCCGCACAAACTACTGCTTTGACCACACAAACGCTGTATGTCAACGTTACTGGCCTGACCACTCCCGTGGCTGGCGCAACCTTTGACGTCTACGTTTACTGCTACGATTTCAGCACCCCCTTGCTGTAATCTGAAGTGAAGTAAGGAAAGGCCATCCCTAAAAAAGATGGCTTTTTCTGCTTTTAAAGCTACAATTAACAAACCTTTTGCAAAGGACACGAAATGTCATCTACGACTATCACCCGTGGTAATTCCCACGAAACTTTCTACATTCAGCCTTCATTAACCCCTGTTGCTGTTGCTGCTAACACTACCGCTGCTCAAACCTTTTCTATTCCTGGCTTGCAAACGACTGACATCGTTGTAGTTTTGGGTTTGAACGGTACGCAAATCGCTGGTATCGTGGTTGCTGAAGCTGATTGCTTGGCTGCTAACGTGCTGACTATCCAGTTTGCTAACGTTACTGCTGCTTCTGTTACTCCTACTGCTGGCGTTTACACCATCCAAATTACCCGTTTGGAAGGCCCTGCACCAGTAACGGCTGTCTAACATGGCGAACACGTCTGCTTTCAGACTTGGTGGTCAAACCCTCGGCTTGTCCGTTGGTACTGCCGCCCACTCTGCTGTTGCGCTGACCTCAAATACGCCTGATTTGATTAACTTTGTGGCTTGCACCAATACTGGTACATCGACTGTTGCTATCAAATTCAGCACTATTTCGAGCGATGTGGCAAAATTGCCAACAGACGGGACATTTGGGGATTTCGTATTGCCAGCGGGAATGACAACACCGATCTTGATCGCTGTTCCTGCTGTAAATATGCAATATCCTGTTTATGTGACCGCAATTGCCTCCTCTGGCACTAACTTGGTTTACGTTGCTCCAACGGTTGACCAATCGTAAGGAAAAAAATGGCTGGCCCAAATGACACGGTAAATCAGAACATATTGCCCGTACAGGCATTGTTCAATTTGGATAACACATTCAATACGTTTATCGGCCAGGGTCAGCCCTTTTATGCAACCATTAACCCGATTCAGTCGGGTCTAACAATCACGAATTCGACCATCAATAGCTCAGTTATTGGTGGTTCTGTCCCTGCTGCGGCTACTTTTACCTTGATGGCTACGACCACGGGGACTGTGGCTAATACGCCTGTAAATCCTACTGATTTAGCAAATAAATCGTATGTTGATGCTTACATACAAGGTTTGTCGTTTAAGCAGCCAGCGCAAGTAGCAACTACTGCAAACATAACTTTGTCTGGTTTGCAGACAATTGATGGTTATACAACGTTAGTTGGCGATCGTGTTTTAGTTAAAAACCAATCAAGCCAAGCTAATAATGGCATTTATGTTGCTGCTTCTGGCGCTTGGGTTAGGTCTAGCGATGCAAATACTTATGCAGAACTTGTTGCTGCTTTTTTGTTTGTTGAAAATGGAACAACACAAAGCGGTTCGGCATGGGTGTCAACAATTCCGCAGAATGGCACACTTGGCACTACGCCAATCACATTTAGCCAGTTTTCAAATACATCTGTCTACACGGCTGGCACAGGGTTAACGCTTAGTTCTTATCAATTTAGCATTATAAATACAGCAGTAACACCTGGTTCTTATGGCTCTGCCTCTAGTGTTGGCACTTTTACCGTAAACGCTCAAGGTCAGTTAACATCGGCAGGGTCTACTGCTATCAGTATTGCACCAAGCCAGATCAATGCAGCGATACCCAATAGTTCCTTGGCGAATTCTAGTATTACGGTCAATGGTACTAGCATTTCTTTGGGTGGCAGCGGATCGATTACTGCCTCAGCTCCCTACGCCCTTACTATTGGTACTGGACTATCTGGCAGCTCATATAACGGCTCCAGCGCAGTAACTATCGCCAATACAGGTGTTCTTAGCTTCTCAGCAGGGACAACAGGCTTTACGCCTTCCACGTCATCGACAGGCGCTGTAACGTTAGGCGGCACATTGAATGTGGCTAACGGCGGCACAGGCGCTACTACGCTGACAGGCTATGTGTATGGCAACGGCACAGGGGCATTTACAGCTTCTACAACGATTCCTACATCCGCCCTTACTGGCAACTTTGTCTCTACGTTTAGCGGCGGTACAACGGGTTTAACGCCTTCCACAGGCACTTCTGGCGCTGTTACATTGACTGGCACTTTGGCTGTCGCCAATGGCGGCACAGGCGTTACGTCATCAAGCGGCGCTAACTCAGTCGTTTTGCGTGATGCGAACGGCAACGTCACTACTAATTGCTTGTTTGAAGGTTACACAAGCCAAGCTACTGGCACATTGATTACGCTGACAGCTTCTTCTGTCCAAAATTGGGCCATTACAGGCTCTGGCGGTCAGACTATTAAGCTGCCTGATGCAACTACGCTGCCCAATGGCGCTACGTTTACGTTTAACAATAACCAATCTAGCGGCACGATTGTTATTCAAAACAATTCGTCCACTACGGTTGCCACGGTTCAATCAGGCGCTTACATTACAGTTGTTTTGTTGAGCAACTCAACAGCAGCAGGGTCGTGGGATTACCATAATTCGCCGCCTAGCAACGCAAGCTGGTCAACTAACACGCTGAATTGGGCTGGTTCTTATACAAACGGCACATGGAACGGCAACGTTATTGGCCTTGGTTATGGCGGCACAAACGCTAACTTAACCGCTGTTGCTGGCGGCATTGTTTATTCTGGCGCTTCTGCTTTTGCTATATCGGCGGCAGGGACAGCGGGGCAAGTGTTAACTTCAAATGGCACAGGCGCACCAACATGGTCAAGCCCAACATCGGGTATCACAATTAGCGATGATACGACCACAGCAACGGCGCTCTATCCTTTGTTTTCAACAGCGACAAGCGGTGTTGTATCTACCGAATATACAAGCTCGACAAAACTGAAATACACGCCTTCTACTGGCACATTTGCAGCAACTGTTTTTAGTGGTTCTGGCGCTAGTTTGACCAACATTCCAAATGGCGCATTAACTAACTCAAGCATCACGGTTGGTTCAACGG